AGATGAATTAAAAACAACAGACATGCGTATGAACTTAGTTGTCTTACCTGGAGTAGTAAAAGGTGTGTTGTCGTAAGACATTTTCACCGTTGCGTCAGCGCTAGCTACTGCATCTGTAACTGCTTTTTCAAGTGCTGCACGAGTGTTTACAAGAGTCATAATTAGAGATCTTGATAAGGAGTACCAGCGCCAAATGCCTGAATACTGACTTTAGGGCGATTTTTATCTGTAAATATTTTATCTATTTTCTCATTTAGTCCCCCAGCACCGAGAATATAGTCAATAAGTCTACTTTTATTAGATACGAGAGCATGTTCTGTGTACTCCGCCGTATTACCGATACCAACAGGGTCAGTTAATCGAAATTTTTGGGGAACATAATGCCTAATCTTAAAACGAGGTTTCTGACCCGTTGCTAACTGAGTTTTACCCTCTACACGAACAGTTCGTATACTTGACCAGGGAGAGTAACTTGCGCGAGCATCTTGTGTCTTTATCTGCTTAGTACTTGCTTTCCAGCTAGAAGCAAAGAAACCCGTTAGAACAGGACTTACAGGTTTTCCGTTAACACCAAAAGTTAAATCGTTTATTACCTCTTTTATAAGTTGATTGTAGTGTATTTCAATTTCACTCCTTAAATCCTTGCCTATATCATCAGCAAAACCTTTTGGGCTACTTCTTTTAGCCATTAGAACCTAACTACAAGAATGTATAAATATTCCTGTCCACCTCTATACGTTGTTACATCAATAATTTGAGCTGTTTGACTTCCTCCTGCGTAGGTCAAAATAACCTCATCTTGAAGAGTTGGTTGATTACTTCCTATTAAATCCGGCGTTACATAAATCTTTGCTTCCCTTTTTTCATTCTCATCCTGTTCCTCTGAACGAATGAACTCAATAGGAACACTTATATTTGCGTAAGAAGTGTCTGTACTACTAAGCGCACCTGTACTTGTGTTGTATGTAGGAGATGCTCGGCGAGTGTAAGTAATTGTGGTGTCTAAAGACGAGCCAAGGTCAGCAACAACTGCTTTTGCTGCGTTCTTTAGAGCTGTGTCGAGTGCGCCTGCCATTTAACCTCTCACAACAGCAACTTGGAAGCTACCAGCGCCACCTCGACAATAAGCACCGAGATAAGACTGGAGCCAAGGGTAGATGTCAAATACATTATTCACCATCCCCACGCTTTGACTTTCAGTATTGTATTCAACCTCCATATCTCCCATCTTTACCTTTTCGTAAACACCATCCGTACCTTTGTTGCCTGTAATTGCCTCAGTATCATTAGCTAAAGCCCTTGCTAACTCATATTGGGCATATTTAATGTTGCTTGGAGTGGCAGAACAAGTTAACTCAACTCTGTCTACGTGGTAATTATTTCTAGGCCATTTCAGTGCTTGGTTTTCATCGCATCGGTCTCCTTCGTAAACCAACGAATCGATCCAACGACAAGCAGCTATTAATGCCCTGTTCTTCTGGTCGTCAGTTTTGTTATCCCAAGTCGAAGACTCTGGAGTGGTTTCAAAGTAAGTGTCAGCCTCAGCCAAAGTTACATAGCTGTTAGCTGTTGCACTCTTCAGCGTGGCGATGATAGTTGCAGCCACAATTCACTCAGTAAATAATGCTTACAGTCTAGCGTTAAGAAAAAACCCCACCCATGCAGACCAAAGCACTCGGTGGGGCCCATCTCGCTCTCTCTAATTATGAATTAAAGAGTAGAGGTATCAAGAGGTGTGTTAACAGTTAGTTGAACCAAAGGAATTAGATCAACGTTGTATGTAGCACCCCACTTAGCAGAAGCGCCAAGGTTGGAGTTGGTTGGGTTGTCACCAGCGTCTACCCACTTAGTACCCATTACGTGATACGCAGTGTGGTAATCAACTGAGAGAACGTCCTGCTTGGACAAGATGTTGCGATCAGCTTCAATCTTAAGATCTTGCTGAACACCTTCCATGATTGTGCCGCCCTTAGTTAGGTAGCAGTAGTACTCCTTGATGTGACCAGAGGCACCAGGCTGAACTGCGTTCACCTGAGAATCCATGATTACATTCAAGCCAGCAAACTGACCGATGCTCTGAGCGCCAACGCCAACACCGCCGCCACCCCAGGTGACTGCGCCACCAGAAGTTAAGGAAGAAGTAGAGAAGGTTAGGAGACCTAACTGATACAGGTAGAAACCAACGTTAGGGTGAACGATGATTGTGTCCAATTCATCGCCACGCTCTCCAAGGAGTGCGCGAGCACGTGCAACGTTAGAACCTGACAGATAGTTAGCTTCAGCAGCACCAGAGGCAGCAGCTTTAGCAAGGTCAAGCTTGTTTGTAGTTAGAGCTGAACCGAAGAGACCGTGTAGCTGATAGAACAGACGTTGGCTGTTTAGCTTATTGATCGCATCTGCCATCTGGTTGCGGATGTGAAGCATTGGATCTTCACCAGCAGCCAAAACAGCAATATCATCAACCGCATAGGCAAAGCCTCTATGGCAGATGGATGCAATCTGGGTGTCTGTACTGATTTTCTGTGGTGTTAAGTAACCAGCAGAACTCGTACCCCAAGTGGCTGTTCCATCCATGATCTCCTCTGTTGGAGCGATCGGATTGAACTCAGGAACTTGAATACGTGTACCGCCTTCCTTAGCATCTAAGAAAGAATTACGAACAACAGCGCCACTCTTAATGAATAGACTGCGCTCAACAATGGCCTCACTTACATAGCGGGCCAGATTATTCCTTTTTACAATGTCCGCAAGAAGGACACCGCCGGAATAATTCTGAAACGGGGCTGCCATTTCAAATAACGGAAATTAGGTTTGCGAGGTCCAAGTCACGGACTCGGTTGTTAATTTCACGGAAACTAACTAAGTTTGAGCCTCCCTCTTGAGCACGGCTGCAAGTTCAGGCTCGGTAGATTCAAGGGCCATTTGCCTTGTGATGTTAATACTACCTTCTTTCCAGGGATTAGGCATACCTGGAGACACAACAGAGTTAGGAGTTGGTTTGGCTCCCATCCCTGCTGCACTGCTTGGTTTGAAGTGGTGTTCCCATCCAGAACCAGGGTTTTTTAGGTTTCCTATGTAAGTTCCTAGATCCTGCTCTACTCCACCATTTAAAACAACAACTTTGCCTTCATTGTTCTTTTTGAGGTTTGCAGCAAGGAGAGATAATGTTTGCTCAGCGTTTATAGCCCCAGAATCACTAATTGCTGCTAAAGCCGCAGTTTTTGTTGTTTCTGCTTCGTTAGTAGCCTTCAAATCACCTAATTCACGATTTAAATCGCTAATTTTCTGCTCTTTGTCTTGAGCAGTCTTATTTGCCTCTTCCCAAAGATCCTTCCACTGTCCTTGGTCTTGGAGCGTCTTTTTGCGTGCCTCTTCTTGCTTACCATAAACCTCGTCAAGTTTTCTCTTGACTCCTACTCGATCCTCCTTTGCACTGTCTAATTCTTTCCTTAAAGCAGCAATCTGACTCTCATACTCTGCTTTTAAGGCCCCTACATTAGGAGCTTCAGGGGAGGGGGTGTTTGCAGGAGTCTCAGCCACGGGCTGTTCAGTGGGAGTCACGGACTCCGGCTGAATGACTTTTTCCTCAACCATAATTAAGCGTCAGTTTTAGGGGTAGTGATTTCTTTTTGCTGCTTGGCGGTCAAACCAGCGGGAGCAACAGCCTTAACCTTTGGAGGTGTGGGCTTTTTAGGTGCTGGAGCAGGTGCAGCAGTACCATCTAAGTCTTCGGCTTTAACACCATCGACAGAAACCCACTTGCCGTTGACTAATTCAACTGACGGCATGATTTAAAAGCGACTTTAACTATTCTACTGTACTAGATTCGTTGGCTTCAGGCAAAATCTCGCCTTGGACCAGTATTTGTCTAAATTCGTCTCTAGCGATGACCTTTTGATCGAATAATGTCGTCAGTGCAGTTATATCTTGACCAATTAGACGATCAATATCCAAATCACGGTTAATTTTAATTTCTGGAGGCTCTAACCCCAGGTATTTAGCAGATAAAACGAAAGCTTTTTGCAGTTTTTGCTCTAGATCGAGAGAAACCATAGAAAGCATCGAGTTTGTGTCAATTCGGTCTAAACGACGTGCATCTGCTGTTTCTGCAACGAATTTTTGCTGTGAAAGGGTGCTAATTCCTAATGTTGCCATCTGACGTTGTAATTCTTCTATTTCTGCCGACTGGGCTTCAAATGCACTCGAAGCTGGCTCAACGTAATAGACCTTATTACCTGGTTGAGTCGCCATTGCGTAATTAACGCTAATAGCCATGTCCTTCATCTGATCATCCCAACCCTCAAGCACCAAAGTTGGCTGTGAAGCAACATGCAAACTATGTATTAAGTCAGCTTGGCGTTGGAAATGAGACAGATTTAAGTAAGCAATATCTAAAAGTGGAGGCTTACTCGTCAAAGTGTCAGTTTTACCTGCATAAACCGTCGCTAAAGGTATTTCACCCAAGCTAAATTCACCAGATTCCACTAATTCATAGTCTTTTGCTTCAATTGGAACGTCAAATCTTCCTGAATTTGCCATCCCTTCGACAAACATATCTTTAGTCTGTTCTTTCTGCCTGAAAACACGATATTTACCTGGCTCAATAACTCTTATTTGGTCATAAACCTTCTCTCCAAAATCCCCATCAGGCACAACTGCCTTCTCACCAATGCGGACTTGGATCAAATTACCGTAATTGACTTCCCTATCAAGACGCCAACCATAAATATTGGCTGGATCTACTTCAATCCAATAGGGACGACGATTTTGTGCCCGCTCTTCAGCAAGGCTTTTTGCCCCTCTCGGAGCAGGAAAATCCACCAGAGTGTGACTATGCCCATAAGTAAGAGCACATACAAGAACTCGACGGGCATATTCATCTAGATCTGAACCGCAACCGTCTACATCTTTAGCAAAAACATCTGTCCAATAAGGATCACCAGACAGAGTTATGGGCTTTCGAAGAATTAAACCTGTTGCTGCTCGAACTAAACGCTGTGTATAAGGAGAAAAAACAGCTCGGTTCACACGCGCTAAATAAGCGGTGTAATCCTCACGAGGTTCCAAAGGTAGAAACGCCTCTGAATTTTCGCGTAAGTACTCCGTCCCTAGCGTTACCGCTTTCATGATTTCCCAGCCCTTCATCATTTCCAGCACTGCTGCTGTACGTGTGAAGGGGCTATCAGCTCCACCTACATAGGAAGAGCTAACTTGATGGGTGCGAATTGGGCCAGGGACGGAATACGTCACGAAATTACCCCTTTGTTATTTCAGCTCCTTAATAAGCGTCAGCTGTGAGTGCTCCATTAAGCTGGAAGCTAACATTAATCACCTGTAGATCTCCGACAGTTGTGCCGAACTCTGTTCCTGTGATTAACCCGTTAAAGGCAATCTTCTTGGAACCAGAAGTGTTCAAATACAACTCGAATTGAGCATCCGCAGGATCATTTGCCACCAAAATATCTTTGATGAACTCGTTAGTTTCATCTCCGGAACTTGCTGTATATAGCAATTCAACAGAGCCAGAGCCGTTGATAAAGCTACCTACGTAGGTGCGGATTGTGTCTCCTTGAGCAGTTGTATCAAGAACATCCTTGCTCAGAGAGAAAGTCCAGCTACGTGTTGAAGCAACCGTGGCAACAGTGCCAGTGCCGTTCTTAAACTTAACTGAACCTTCTTCGCCACGATAAAAGGCCATGACCTAATGGAAAAAAGGGGTATGCGATTAGTTTAACTCTTTCGTTCTTATTTTACAGGGGTTTCAGGCTTTGCTTTCTTAAGTTTCTTTTGGTTATTCATATATTGTTCGCATCTTGGATCCCATAAACCAGGAGTTCTGGAGCCTTTAACAGCTTCGATAGCATCAAGCATCTCCTCGGTAATTTCCCTGGCCATACGTTAAATGTCAGTAAATTCTGTAACTAGTTTGCCCTAATGTCTCTGGTTTTGCCAAATTGAATTGTTGTAAACATAAATAACCAAAGGCATCAAAGCAGTGATCCACACCTAAATCTTTTCTTGGTAACCCTGTGTTTGGGGCGTAAGTAAGAGTTCTAAGACTCTTTATTAACTCCTTGCATCTGGGGTGTATTACAGTACGGCGCGTATCTGTCGCGTCAAGTAGTGCAGTATTGACTGCCGTAATTTTATCTCTGATCTTCCAAGGAGCGCGGGGCGCGGAAACTTTAAAACCGCTTCGCCGAAGAATGCTGTGGTCGGTCGCTCCAACTCCTACTGTTTTTCGAGCACCACCTGTGGGGTCGGGACAAGCAATAATCCGCCTGTCCACACCATATCTGCGGGTAACTTCCTCGGCAAATTCCCAGGTTGTTGCTCCGCCTGTCATTACTATTTCGTCGAAAACGTAGAGGGTGTCGTCGTCTTTAACAGCACAGATTCCCGTCATGGGATCTACGTTGAAATCCACCCCCAGAAGTAGGGGCATTATTGATATGTCTTTTGCCGTCGTCGAAATATTTGCGTCGCCAAATGAGACTGCCACTAAACCTGTGAGATTCTCGAAGCTGGCCTCAAATTCTTGCCGGAAAGTTCGACGGTCTAGCTGTTCCCGTGCTGCTTCAATCTCTTTTGCCGGAACGTTATCCCCTTCAATTGTTGTGAATTGCCACCTTTTCCAGTCCTTGGTCGGATCGTCTGGGACGTAGCACCATAAATCGTAAAACCAGCTCGCGGTTCCGTCGGGAGTTGAGATGAATAATGCCCATCCCTGTTTGTCGGCAAGGGCGGGGCGAACTACCTCAAACCAAACCTCGGCGTCCATGAATGCGGCTTCGTCAAGTACTACACCTGCGAGACTTCGGCCCCTCAGTGCCATAGCGTTTTCCGTTCCCTTCAGCTCGATCGTTGAACCGTTGACCAGTTCAATCTTTAGCTCTGACTCGTTTTTGTTTTTCACCCAGGCCAGTGGTACCAACTGTTTCATCGTTTTCCAGGCGATGTCTTTTGCCATCCGGTAAGTAGGGGCGGCATAAAAGAAGGTCTCTCCAGGTCGTTCAACTGCGCCGCGTAAAAGTTCGACGCATGAAAGATAGGATTTTCCGAAGCGTCGTCCGGCGACGAGTACGCGGAAACGCTTCTTGCTGGAGAACACTTCTCCTTGGGCGTGTCTGAGTTCTAATGGTGTTGCGGTTACGGGCATGTGTAGCATAATAGCCCTATGAATGGGCCGATTTTATTTTGAAAGCCTTCACAGCTTTTAGGGATTGGTTAGGAACCCCCTTCGTTTATAGGTCGCCCCAGGCAAGAGAGGGTTTTGCAAACTTCTTGCTGCTACTGCCTACGAGGAAATTGAAGAAGCTTGCGGGCACACAAACTCACTACTCCAAAAAGGAACTGGTAAGAAGGATTCTATTGTAACACAGTACAACTTTTTACCTGTTATTTTCAGAAGGCTTGTGTAGTATAGAAGAGAAGTTCGTCAGTCTTTCTATAGGTTCCCAGGGGACCGTTACATAATCGAAAAATCTCGAACCCCACCCCCCTCGGTCAACCCGTCGGCCCACAATCAAGCGCGAATGGAAATGATAATCGTTTTCAATCTGATCGTTTATCCGCGATGGTCACCGAAAGCTGGGGCACGGACATCGAAATAGTTTCCGGTGCAGACTCGCCAACCACACGACCAAGAGAGTCGAGGATCTGTGCACATGTCTGAAGCTGCCCGCGCTTGAGAGCTGCGTGGAACAGTCTCTCACGCATGTTCTGGAGACGTGGGAGCAGATCATCTCTGTGAGACTCCCAATCCTCCTTCACCCATTCGCTGACTTGTGTCCAGTCTCTCCATGCTGTGCTCACAGCTATGCCCTCACGAGACGAATGCTCTAGAACCAACTGCCTGGGGGTTAAACCATCTAGCTGCTTACGATAAAGCCGTTGCTGCCTCTGCTCAATAACAGCATTGGGGTTCCTTTTCCCATATGGTCTAGCTTTAGTTTCCTCTTGTGGTGTAGCTACGAGCTCACCCATTGAGATAGCAGAATCAGTCACGGTGTAAACATAGGCACGGCCTTGCTCTACATCATAACCACACATCTGTGTACTAGTCACTTAGTCACCTCCCAGAAATTACCCAACCTAAACTCATCAAGTAAACCGTCAACTATCTGTGTAGCTACAGCCTCACGCATAGGCTTAGGCATAACCTT